AAGCAGGTGACACTGAATTTCTATGGCCAGATATGTGACTGTCCTGAGATGGCAGGGATAAAGAGTGACTGCGAGCAGTTCATATCAAGCATAGACAAGTACACATACCTTTTCAGAAAGTGCAACCAGGGGGGTGCGATGTTATGAAGGTGAGGGTGATAGACTACCAGTCATTCAGGAACATGTCAGAGCTTGTCAAGTTTGCCAACGCCAACAGGATAGGCAAGGATGACATCATCCAGATAATGGAGGAGATGAATTATTTTTACCTGGTTTATCAAAAGGAGATCAATGGGCAGACAGAAGGACATAAATGAGGGGATAAGCAGGCTGGTGCATGAGCAGTTTGACGCTGATCCTGTATTCTACTGCAAGGAGTGCCTGTCACTCAATGTGCGCAAGTATGGAGACAGTGAGGATGGCACAGACTACTGTGACGAGTGTGGGTGCACAAGTGTGGGCACCACTGACATAGACACATGGCAGAGGATGTACGAGAAGAGATACAAACATAAATATATACAAAGATGAGCGAGAAAGAGAAAGAGCAGAAGGATCCGCAGGGCAATGCGCTTGTTGGATCAAAGGTTAAGGATCTTAGCAGAGAGCAGCTGGAGAACTATGTTTTCCAGTTAAGCGAGCAGGCAAAGCAGTTGTACAACCAGAACCAGAAGATGAACTTCGAGAATCTGTTTAAGAGACTCGACTATCTGTTCATGGTTCTGACCAATTCCAAATTCTTTGATTCTGACTTCGTGGGCAAGTGTGCATCTGAGATCAAGAGTGTGCTTGACGTGAAGAAGGAGGAGAACAATGGAGACAAGAATAAATAATGTCATAAGGATAAAGACATCCTTTGGCGGCAACTTCTTCAGGTACTGGTTTGAGTTTCTCAAGCCGTTTCACTCACTCACTGAAAGGGAGATAGACGTCATATCTGAACTGGTTAAGAGAAGATACGAGCTGAGCAAGGTCATCTCTGATCCCGATGTTCTGGACAATGAGGTTCTGTCAACACAGACAAGGGTGCTGATAAAGGAGAAGTGCAAGCTCAGTGATGCGCATTTCCAGGTGATATTCTCGAAACTTAAAAGGGAGGGGTTCATCATTGACGGCAAGATCAACAAGAGATTTATCCCGAGGATAGATCCTGATGACAGCCAGTTCAAGATGCTTCTTCTGTTTGACATAGAGAAGATCAATGATCAGCAGCAGGGAGATTGACAGGATAGCATACCAGGAGGGACTGACAAGAAAGCAGGTTCTTCTGATATATACAGCATACTGGAAAGCTGTGAGGAGAAAGCTGATGTCATACAGGTTTGAGCCTGGCATGAGCAGGGAGGACTTCGAGTCACAGAGTCCAGTGGTGTGCATAAAGTATCTTGGGAAGTTTGTTGCCGACTATGGCTATTTTAATAAAAAAAACAATGGGATATATAAGAATAAAAAAGATCAGACCGATGTTCACTGCACTGGTCACAACAAAGGATGAGTATGGCAAAGGGGATATTGAGATCGGCATCAAGCCTTATCAGAGGGTTATTGCTGTCGGTGACAGTGTTCGCAATATCAAGGTGGGTGATGTGGTGTGCATCAATCCGATCAGATACGCGAAAATGAAACACAAGGAGGGAAGCCTGAAAGACGGCATCATAGGAGACAATCCCGTGGTTGAGTACAACATTCCCACTGTCGAGATTGACGGCATGGACTATCTGCTGATAGACAACGCTGACATCAGGTATGTCATCGAGGACTACGAGGAGATAACACCTGTCAGCAACGGGACAGAAAAGAAAATAATCATATGACCAATCTTCCTGAAGAGAAGAATCACCCTGCTCTAATGCAGGGTTTTTTGTTATGAAACTGTTTAGATACGAAGGATACAAGGTCACGATCTCAGAGGAGGCGATGATGCTAAAGCCGTTCAGGGTTATCTGGGAGAGGGACAAGACAAAGACAAAGCAGACAGCCCTGCTTGAGCTTGGCTACATATACTTCATGTGTGATCCGAGAAGCGACTACATGGAGATATCAGACAAGGATGACAGGAGCAAGGCCATCATCGAGGCTGAGGGAATGGACAACTGGAAAGCTGACAGGACAGTCACTGACGCCATGAGTTTCTATGAGGGATTCAAGAGCACATCTGCCCTTGTCCTTGAGGATACCAGGGTTGCCGTTGACAAGCTGCGCCAGTCACTGAGGGACTTTGACATGACAGCAACAGACAGCTCAGGCAGGCCCATATACACACAGAAGGATGTCATCGCATCCATCAAGCAGGTTCCTGACCTGATCAAGTCACTTCTGGAGACAGAGAGGATAATGAACAGTGACATGGCACAGGCAGGAAAGATGAGGGGAAGTGGAGAGAAAACTGTATTTGAAGATGATCTGAAATAATGGAAGTAAACGAATATCAGACGAATGTGACAGATGAGATGCTGAAGGACTATCCTCAGGAAGTGCAGGATCAGTTCTGGGATGCTGTCAACAACATAGAGTTCATCAGGACTCTCATAAGTCCAAAAAGAAAGAAGGCCTGTGATCTCGAGAGGGATTCCAGCGGAAGGATAATTGTGGATGTGATACATCCGCACATACTTGAGAACATGGATTACTTCAGGCCTGCGGCGATATACTTCCAGAAGCATGGATGCTATACATCGCTGAAGCCAAATGGAAATCCCAATTCGGAATTTGGCAAGTTCATAAGGCAGGAGAGGGACAGATGCTGGAATGGCATGGTGAGGGAGAGTGACGGAGAATGGATAACTGGACAAATGTATTTCTATCTCAACTACTGTCCCATCAAGCTGGTAAAGAAAGAAAATGGAAGAACAAGAAGAGTTACCGATTTTCCGAGAGTGTGGGAAGGAGTGTATCTTAAATCCCATTACATATACCAGGCAAGGTATGGCGGCATGTATAATGATTTTCGTGGGGATCTTAATGGTGCTGAGCTTGCATCCAGAGGAAAGTCGAAGTCATACTTCATGGCTGCTGTTCTTGCACACAACTTTATTTTTGGTGAGGATGAGTACTCATACAAGGATATCACAACTGTTGTGACAGCTGGAAAATCAGAATACCTTACCAACAAGGATGGACTGTTGTCAAAGTTTGTGAACATCATAGACTTCCTTGCGGAGCATACACAGTTCCCAAGAAGGAGACTGATTGACTCAATGCAGAATCTCATGTGGAAGATAGGATACAAGGATGCCACACTCAACATAGCCAAGGGACTGAAGAATGAGGTGATAGGAGTGTTGTCAAAGGATGACGAGTCCAAGATAAGAGGAAAGAGAGCGTCATTCATAGGCATAGAGGAGTGCGGATCTTTCGCAAGACTGAAGGATATGTACAATGTCATACTTCCGTCAGTAAGACAGGATGACGAGGTTTTCGGCATAATCTACATGCAGGGTACAGCCGGTGACAATGACAATGACTTCGCAGGTGCGAAGGAGATCATGTACCATCCTGACGGATATTACATCTACTCATTCAAGAATGTGTATGACAAGGCCAACCAGGGAAAGCTGAGATTCTGTTTCTTCTTTCCTTCATATTTGAACAGGGAAGGATGCTACAACAAGGATGGTGTCAGTGATGTGACAATGTCGCTGCTCCGCATCTTCAGTGCGAGATACAAGGTCAAGTACAACTCCGAGGATCCAAATACAATCATCAAGTCAATAGCAGAAAGGCCTGTCACCCCATCTGAGGCGATGCTTGATGTGAAGAGCAACATGTTCCCATCTGTGGATCTGTCACAGAGGGTTGATGACCTTGACAATGACTCAAGGGCTTTCAGTGACGTGTATGTTGGTGCGCTGGTGTATGGCAAGGATACTGTTGAGTTCACCCCAACGTGTGACACTCCAATAAGGTCATTCCCTCACAAGGACAACAAGATAGCAGGAGCCATAGAGATATGGGAGATGCCGGAGACTGACAAGCAGACAGGGAAGCCTTATGCAGGAAGGTACATTCTGTCATGTGATCCATATGACGATGACTCCTCAAACACGATGTCACTGGGATCGATCTTTGTTCTTGACCTTTGGAAGGATGAGCTTGCCGCCGAATATACAGGAAGGCCCATGTTTGCCGACGATTTCTTCGAGATAGCCATGAAGATGTGCATATTCTACAATGGCATCATGAACTATGAGAACAACAAGAAAGGTCTGTTCGCATACTTCCAGAGCCGTTTCAGGCTGTACCTGCTTACTGACACACTCGAGTTTTTAAAGGACAAGCAGATGATAAAGGAGAGCTATTATGGCAACAAGGCCAAGGGAACAAACGCCACTCTGCCTATCAACAACTATGGCAGGGCACTTCTCAGGGACTGGTTCCTAAAGCCTGTCACCGTTGTAAAGAAAGTTGATGGCCAGGATGTGGAGGTGACTGTTCCAAACCTTACAAAGGTGAGAAGCAGGGCACTGCTGCAGGAAGCCATATCATGGAACAACCTTGGCAACTTTGACCGTATATCGTCAATGGGCATGCTTATGCTTCTCAGGCAGGACAGGATCATAGCCTATGGTGGTGATGTCAAGTCACACAATGTCACAGAGAAGGACTACATAGGCAACGATGACTTCTTCAAGCGCAACTTTGATGACAGATTCAATAGTCTCAAATCAAAGGATTTGTGAACCTTGATATAAGCGGCTTTAAGCTTTTGTTTTAAAATAGTATTAATTTATTTTTGCAATTAAATTGATTATAATATGTCAGATTTAGATTCACTGCCATCAGAACAGATACCTTCCTCAAAAAAGACGAAGGAGTGGAGAAAGAGGCATCTTGACTGGGCAACCACCAAGACCTTCTTCAACTACTCGCCGGTGAGGAAGAGTGTCATCCACAAGAAGATCAACTATGACCTGCTTGACGGAAAGCTGCATATGCAGGATCTTGAGCTTCTTCTCAATCCTGAGGAGACCAAGACTAACTATATACCAGGGCGCATAGCCCATTATCCCATCATGCTTTCCAAACTGCAGGTACTTCGTGGAGAGGAGCTTGCGAGGGTGTTTGACTTCAGAGTCTGCATCACCAATCCGACAGCCATATCTGAGATTGAGGAAAACAAGAGGAACGAGATTCTTGAGAGACTCAAGAAGATTGTTGCAGGTGGACAGCCGTTTGGCGCAATACCACAACAGCAGCCACAACAGCCACAGCAACCTCAGATGCCACAGCAGCCGCAGGATCAGCAGACTCAGGCAATGCAGGGACTGCAGCAGAGCCAGCAGCAGCAGACTCAGGCTGCTCAGAGCCAGCAGCAGAGCCAGCAGGTGAATGAGCAGCTTGACAGGCTGAATGAGTACTTCACCTACCAGTGGCAGGACATGAGGGAGATAAGGGCAAACTGCCTGCTCAACCATTACAGCAAGGAATACAATTTCAAGCTTCTGTTCAACACCGGATTCATGGATGCGCTTACTGTTGCTGAGGAGATATACCATTGTGACATAGTTGGCGGAGAGCCTGTCATAGAGAGGGTGAATCCTTTGAACATACGGATACTGAAGAGCGGATATTCAAACAGGGTTGAGGATGCCGACATCGTCATCCTTGAGGATTACTGGAGTCCTGGCAAGATCATTGACAGATATTACAGATCGCTGTCACAGGCTGACATGAAGTACATAGAGAAGATTCCAACGTTTGTAGGCCAGGGAGACACAGACTCAATGGCGCATGATGATCCAAGACTGGAGTTCATCAATCAGAACATGGTGGATGAGGATCTGTCAAACCAGGGATTCTACTTTGATCCACTGAACTCGTTTGGCGGAGGATCATCCACATACTCACTGATGCCTTATGACCTGAATGGAAATGTGAGGGTTGTGAGAATGTACTGGAAAAGCAGAAAGAGAATCAAGGAAGTGAAGTCCTATGACAAGGAGACAGGAGAGGAGGAGTTCAATTTCTACGATGAGTCATACAAGATAGATGAGTCGAAGGGAGAGGAGGAGACAACCTTCTGGATAAACGAGGCATGGGAAGGCACAAGGATTGGAGAGGACATATATGTTGACATGAGACCAAGACCTATCCAGTACAACAGACTCAATGATCCATCGAGATGCCATTTCGGGTTTGTTGGATCAATATACAATCTGAATGAGGCAAGACCTTATTCGCTGGTTGATATCATGAAGCAGTACAACTATCTGTATGACGTGATACATGACAGACTCAACAAGATGATGGCCAGGAACTGGGGCAAGCTTGTGAGGGTTGACATGGCCAAGATTCCAAAAGGATGGGAGTTCGAGAAATGGATGTACTTCGCAAAGGCGAATGGAATAGCCTTTGAGGACTCATTCAAGGAAGGCAGCATAGGCACAGCCACAGGCAAGCTTGCAGGTGCGATGAACAACGCATCCAGTGGAGTCATAGACGCTGACTTCGGAAACAACATACAGCAGTATATAAACTTACTTGAATACCTCAAGGGAGAGATGTCCGAGGTTGTCGGAATATCAAAACAGAGGGAAGGACAGATATCCGCATCAGAGACTGTGGGTGGAGTTGAGAGATCGAATCTCCAGTCCAACCATATAACAGAGTGGATATTCGCAGTGCATGACGATGTCAAGAGAAGAGCCACAGAGTGCTTCCTTGAGACAGCCAAGTTTGCAATGAGAGGAAGAAGCAAGAAGTTCAACTATCTCCTTTCTGACAACTCACTCCAGCTTGTGGACATAGACGGAGACCAGTTTGCCGAGTGTGACTATGGCATTGTTCTTGACAATTCAAACATGGCACAGCAGCTCAACCAGAAGATAGAGGAGCTTGCCCAGGCTGCATTGCAGGGACAGCAGCTTTCGTTCAGCGCAATAATGAAGCTGTATTCGTCAGCATCTCTTGCAGAGAAGATGAAGATGGTGGAGAACAACGAGAAGCAGATGTCAGCACAAAAGAACCAGATGCAGCAGATGCAGATGCAGCAGATGCAGCAGCAGGCTCAGATGCAGCAGCAGCAGAAGATGGCGGAACTCCAGACAAAGGAGAAGATAGCTCAGATGGAAAGCGATTCAAGAATAAAGGCTGCAAAGATAAATGCGGAAGGCATAGTAAGAGCGAATATGGATACAGTAAACGCAAAGCTGAGAATGAACACGGATTCATTGCAGGCTGAGACATTGCAGTCCATGGGAGGAGATGGCATTGAGGAGCCTGTTGACCAGTCTGCGAGAAACCAGCTTCAGGAAAGGATGAGACAGTTTGACCAGAAGATGCAGTTTGACAGGGAAAAGGAAATGAACAAGGTTCAGATGGATCAGAACAAGCTTGTCATGGAGCAGGAGAAACTGAAAGCCATGCTGAAGAATAAACCGACAAATAAAAAATAAAAATAGAAAATGGGATTAATAAAGAAATTGACCGGGCAGAATCTCAATAATATGACTGATGAGCAGTTGCAACAGGACATCTATCCTGTTACCTCCATCAAGGCCATATATAATGAGTTCAATGAAAGGCTGGATTGCATATTGAGAAGGCAGGCTGACTATAACCTGTCACTCAAGAAAGCAGGCACCACCAAGTATTCCGAGATAGTGACATATCCTACATTGTCTGATGCTCTGAGCATATTCACCCAGGGCACCAACACTTATGGGGATGCGACATATTTTGGATTGCAGGATTATGGCACAACAATATCTTTCCTTGATAACAATCTCAACAAATGGAGACTGTTCAAATTCAAGTTCACAGGAGGCACGCTGACTGATGCAGAGTGGAACAATGTGAGCAACTGGGAGGAATTGTCAATGTCGTCTGACGATATTGACGAGCTGAGAAAACTGATAACAGCATTGCAGAACAGTCTTGCTGAGACCAATCAGAATGTCAGTTCCCTGTCAACTTCTGTGACAAACCTGCAGGTGAAAGAGCAGGAGCTTGATGACAAGAAGGTAGATAAGTATTCAACACATCATTATTATAGCACATCAGTAAGTAATTATTCGTATGATTTAAATAGGATTGTTTCAATTCCAGATAATGACTTGACATATGGAACTGTAAGATTGTCATTTATTGGTCATGGACAATATGAAGAATATAATGATATACTTCTTGTATATACTGATGAGGGTGCAAAGGTTGTTTCTTTGTTAACTGACTTGTTTTATACAGTAGTTGAATATATAAATGGTAAGCAGTATGTTACATTATGTGTAACAAATATGTCAATTTATCCAGGTATATCTGGTCAATTTGATTATTCAGTTGATATTGATAAGTATGGTTCTACACATAATTTACCTATTGTTGATTATGGCGATGATAGACCAGATATAAAAACATTTATATGGTATGATGACACAAATGCAACTAATAGATATTTGAATTTATCAGATATAAAGACAGCACTTGAAAATAAAGATTATTCAAAATACATATCACTTAAAAAAGGTCTTGTTATAAAAAGCTCATTTTCAAATACAACATTAGATCAAAAGACATCATGTATACTTACAATATCATCAACTGATGAAACAGCTGGATATAAAGAAGGAGATCTGGTTCAGTATACAGACTTTATTGTTAAATGGGATGGTACATCGACAAAAGGTGCGTTATCATCATTTAAGATGCAAGCACATACTGTAACAACAACAGATTCATATGGAAATCAAGTCACATCAACTTTATATTATGATGCATCTAAAATATATAGATTTAGTCCAACATCAAATATGAATGGATTTACATTGATTGGACCTAAAGATCCAACTAATACAGAAGGTAATGATAGTGTCACCCTTCTGACATATGCCAATCCTGATACCAAGAATGTGATACCTGCAGGATCAATAGTCACACTCACACCACCTGCGACATCAGCTGATGCATGGCTGATAGATGTGAAAAAACCTGATGTGTACAATGTGGACTCGTCAATAGATATAGAGTATGACGAGGATGGAAGGACAAGAATATCAAGAGACACATTGATTGTTCCATTCAATCTTCCTGAGTTTGCAAGTTCAATACCAACTGATTTGAAAGACAAGTATGTGGCTGTTCTTAAAATGCCATATAACTATTCCACATTCAGGGCATTGATTGGTGTCAGTATTCAGGAAGGCAATAGTCCGGATTTGGAACCTCAGGGAGGAACTGTTCATCTTATGTTCAGACGTGGAAATGATCTTCACAATTCGCATTGTTTTTACTATGGAATTAAGAGCACTACATCCACTGGATTTACAGATGATGGTCATATGGACAGAATCTGTTTCAGATTTGCTGATGCCAATGGTGATATTATAGACATATCTGATACAGGAGTTGTTCCTTCTGCAGCCAAATATGTTTATTTGTGTATATGCTTCCTTTCGACAAAAGGTGGATATGTCGATCATTTTCAATTCTCTCTTGACCAGGTTCCATATGGCACATCATATCAAGGTTGGGATTATGGAAACATGTTATCAATAGGACTTGACGATTATATCAAATCTTATGTTACGCCATTTACCATGCTTGATGCAACATATCTGGTTCCTATGGATAACACCAGAATAACTATCAATATGGTTGAGTCTGATTTAAATCTGAAAATACAGACACTCCAGAACAACAAGCAGGACAAGCTGACGTGGGATACGGTTCCAACAAAGGACAGTACCAATGACATTAATTCAGGAGCTGTATATACTGCAATAGTTGGCAAGCAGGATAAGCTGTTATTTGATGATGTTCCCACAAAGGACAGTTTCAATGTTGTTTATTCAGATGGTATCTATTCCGAACTGCTGAAAAAAGCTCAGGTGATAGGAACTGATACCTATTCTAACTTCTATACAGAATACAGCCAGACTGACTATAAAGCCGCAAGACATGATGGCGATATAATCTTTTTGACAGGCTGCTCAAAAGGTGGGGCTGCTTCTTGGGATGGATATGTGTTCATGTCTACTGTAGCTTGGGTTATTTGGTATAACGATAGCCCTCATACAATAGGACCTGTATTGCAAGATGATGAATATGCGAGATTCAAGTGGATAAAGTCAACTACCGAATATGAGTTAATGCATGATAGTTCGGCTAAATTAAATCCAGGATGTTGTTATTACATAACAGGATCCACCACAAACAATCTTACATCTTCAGGATGTCTGTGTCCTTGTCTTAGAATATACTATGGAAGTATATTAGAAACTTCAACCACCACATTTATTGACATTCCTGTAAATTCAACATATATCAATACCGCACTGCAGGAGGTTTCATTGAATGGAACCGCACTTAACTTTAGAAACACAAATAATGTGATAGGAGGGACTCAGGGAGAATGTGCTTATTCAATAGACTTATCTTCCTTAGTCTCATCTGCCGGTTTCAACTACAAAGGAGCTGTATCTTATACTGCGTTCACTTCAATAAGTACTGCTGCTCACAATGACTGTTATCTTGTGCTTCCTGATTCAACCACATCCACTCTGTCGATAACCACATTTGTCGGCAATGTGTCAATCACAACACCTACATATCTTGTGTATGTAAATCAGGCTGCATCAACTGGTACCAGTGGAGAGACAATTCCTGCAAATGTTGGATGGACAATACTTTCCAATCTTCCTTCTTCCGGTGGTACAACTGGATCTGTAACTTTGTATAACTACTACAACAATACAAGATACAATGCTGTCACAGCTTCAGAGTTTGAGGTTGTAGGTCATCATGTTACAAATGGAGGTATAATGATTGGTGATTACACTGGTGGATCATCTGCAGCTGGATTGTATTCATTGACAATGGGAACATCCAACACTGTCACCTCTCAGTATGGAATAGCTCTTGGAAACAGCAATAATGTACAGGGTGCAAAGGGAATAGCAAGTGGACAGAACAACAAAGTGTATTCAGAGAGCGGATGTGCCATTGGTACAAATAACCTTGATGGATCAGGTACAGCATCTTTCTCATTCAACTTCGGTTCTGAGAACAAGATGTATGCACAATACTCATTCAACTTTGGATATGGGAATACCAATAACTCTCAGTACTCATTCAACTTTGGTTATCAGAATACAAACAGCGCAATGAAATCTTATCTGTTTGGTGATAATAATACAAATGGAGGAGAGTATTCATTGCTGTTTGGATTCTCTAATACAATAGCAACAGCATCAAATTATGGTACAGCAATCGGATATAAGAATACTGTAAATGCAGTTAATTCAGTTGCAATAGGATTTCAGAACACAGCAAACTACTGGGGTTCATCACCAAAAGAAGCATCATGGGCATTTGGTAGTGGATTAACATCTGGTGGTAATTATGGTCAGTTTGCATTAGGAAAATATAATGCTGAGATTGCAGCTGATGTAGCATTTGCATTTGGATTTGGTTCATCATCTACAAAAAAGACAATAGCAACAATAAGAACTGACGGAGGTCTGAAACTTGCTGGTGGATTGACAAGAGTTCCAAAGTATCTGTCAACTTATGATCTGACAGCAAATACCAACAAGGTATATCTGTCAGCTCACTATGAGGCAGTGAAGATTACAAATGGAACAACGCTTGCTGGTGTTGAGACATCCAATGGAACTGTATACAGTCCAGGTGAGAGTGTAGTAATAATGGGAACATTCTCATACACGGCAAACAGTGTGACCACTTCTGTGACAAGTGGTGCAATGGTATTTGTTTATAATGGTTCGGTTTTTGTAAAAGTATCTTAATACAATCATATGAAAATACAAATATTGAAAACGGCTATCATCTGTGGTCTTATCATGCTTCTTACGGCACTCATGCTGTTTGGTCTGAAGCAGTGCAAGGATAATGGAGACAAGCTTGCAGGGTATGAAAACAACTGGATTGCCCTGTCCAATGAGAACTCAAAAAATGCCAAGTCAGCAAAGATATATCAGCTGAAGGTTTCTCAGCTGACATACATCAATGACAGCATCATGAGTGCGATGGATTCAGTAAGACGCACACTGAAAGTGAAGGATTCCAAACTGAAGGGAATGGGATACATAAAGTCAAGGGTTATCATCCGTGATACCATCATGCTGAAGCAGACAATACCAAAGGGGGCAACCCCCATTGATATTGACACTGTGATAAACAAGAAGTGGTATCAGATAGAGATTGACTATCGTGGATCAAAGTGTGATGACTGCAATGACACTCTTGTTGTATCTCCAAGACTTACATCAGAGAAATATGTGACAGTAAGTGTAACAAAGGAATTTGTTGACACTCCCAAAAAAATCTGGTTATTCCGGATCTTTCAAAAGAAGAGAGATGTGGTTGATGTAAATATTCAGGAAAGCAACCCATACATTTACTCGGATACGAATAAATTTGTGGAGATTGTTAAATGAATGTAGTATGAAACAAAATAGTATTAAAAAGATGTTTACAAAACTTGTTGATCTTATAGGCTGCATATACAAGAACAACTCACCTGCGTGGGTGTCAGCCTGTATAGTGTTTATAGTCGGAGTCCTTGGCAATGTTGGATATGCCATACTGATCATGCTTCTGCTTTCCATAGTGGATTTTATTTTTGGTATTGTGGCATCTGTAAAACAGGGCAAGGGAATCGAGAGTTCAAAACTCAGGGATACTCCCATAAAGATATTTGTTTATGTCACCATAGTGCTTGTCATGTTTGGTCTTGACTGTATCCTGGGATATCTGCTTAACATCCAGTCAAAGTACATATCTCTCTTATGCTGCGCTGCTCTGTCAGGAGTCGAGGCCTGGTCTATCATAGGAAACCTTGCAATCTCGTTTGAGAATGTAAGAGCCATCCCTATTATCCAGAGACTGCTTGCAAGCGAGATAAACAAAAAGACAGGTGTGTCACAGGAGGAACTCGACAAGGCAATAAAGGAGGAAACAAAATAATGGAGATCACTCTTATCAGATTCGCATACAGATCAGATTATACAATAGGCAAGATGTATGTCAACGATGCCTATTTCTGTGATACACTGGAAGATACAAACAGAGATTTAAACAAGAACGGGAGATTTGACAATGGTGAAACTAAAGTGTACGGTAGGACTTGTATTCCTTTTGGTCATTATACTGTTGACCTTACGATGTCAGCTCACTTTAAACGGGTTCTTCCTATCCTTGTTGGAGTTCCTGATTTTGCTGGGGTTCGTATTCATCGTGGCAATGAGCCTTCTGATACCCTGGGGTGTATCTTAGTAGGAGAGAACAAAATAAAAGGGAAGGTCATCAACAGTACACCTTATGAGGAGAAGCTTGTTCAAATGATGAAAGCTGCCAAAGGTCGTGGAGAAACCATAAGCATCACAATAAAATGACCTTTCCTTTTCTGTCAAAGAAGCTGCATAACAAAATATGCAGCTTTTTTGTTATGTCAAATAAGAAAAATTATAAGGAATAAATTAAATCTATTGACATCTTGAGTTTGATGTCAATGTGACATATATTTGCGCACAAAAAATTATACAAGCATGGATGAAGGATTAAGCCAGGACAACATTCTCGATGATGAGGGGATGGATGCCCTATTCGGAAAGTTACCAGATGAATTAAGAAATGGCACTGAGGAAAAGACTGTTGAGGATAAGCCTAATGAGAATGGCGTTAAGACGAAGGAACAACCTGAGGTTGATTCAGCCATTACGGACAATGACACTAAAATTGTCCCCGACAGCTCTGTTCAGGAAGAGCCACTCGAAAATGAGGATCCAGATAAGGATACTTCAGATGAGGATGAAACTGATGATGATACAGATGATGAGGAGGATGAGACAGATGAGAAGGATGATGCTAAGGATGGCAGTGTATTTCAGAGTCTATCTAAAGCCCTGATGGATTCTGGTATTCTCACCGGAGTATCAGAGGATGACATAAAGAATGTCAAGAGTTCTGATGATTTCCTGTATAACGTCATCAACAAGGAAGTGAACAGCAGGGTTGATGATACCACAAAAAGAGTCTATGCTGCAATGACAGCAGGAGTCGAGGTTCCTGAGATTCAGAAATATGAAAGGACAATACAGACTCTGTCATCAATCACTGATGATGCGATAACCAATGAAGGGCAGGAAGGGGAGAATCTGAGAAAGCAGCTGATCTATTCAGACTACATCAACAGAGGTTTCTCCAAAGAGAAGGCCACCAAGGAAGTGCAAAAGTCTTTCTCCTCAGGTTCTGACATTGATGATGCCAAGGATGCGCTGAGAGGGAATCTTGATTTCTTCAACGCACAGTATCATGGAATGATAGAGGCATCACAGAAACAGCAGGCTGCCTATGCAGAGGAGAGAAAGAAGCAGGCAATCCAGCTGAAGGACTCAATCCTCAATGACAAGGATTTCTTTGGAAGTTTCGAGGTTGACAAGCCAACCAGAAAAAAGGTTTATGACACAATCATGAAACCGGTATACAAGGATGAGGAGACTGGCGCTGTGCTCACTGAGATGCAGAAATATGAGAAGGATGACAGACTCGCTTTCCTGAAGAATCTGGGATTGTGCTACACTCTTACAAACGGGTTCAAGGATTTTGGAGGTCTGCTAAAAGGTCAGGTCAAGAAAGAGATGAACAAAAGCATGAGAGAGCTTGAGCACAAGCTTCAGAACACAAGAGGATTCCAGGATGGATCCTTGAGACTGGTAGGTGGAGTAAGTGATGATCCTGAGGCTGTGATAGGCAAGGGATGGGATTTGGATGTGTAATTAAATAATAGAATATAATATGGCAGGTAGTTTAGGAAAGTTCCAATCTTTCAACGCAACTAATTGGAAGGGAACAAAAACCTCCAACTTCCTGGGAAGCATTTTTCATAGTGCCCCTCAGAAAGCTTCGGAGATGATGGTGGAATTGATGGCATTTAGAACTGGCAAGACTCTTGAGTCTTTCCTGTCTAAATATCCAACCAAGCAGTTTGAGACGGATGATGAGTTCTACTGGGATGTAGTGGGTTCTTCTCGCAGAAACATTCCTTTGATTGAGGCAAGAGATGAGGATGGTGTTGTTGTCACTGCAACAAGTGACAACATTGGCGCAAATGTTGCACCATTCTATCTTGTATTTGGTGAGGACTGGTTTGCCGATGGTGAGTACATTGTTGGTAATCTTAACGAGATTTATCAGTTCAGAATCCTTGGCAATGCCAAGATGGAAGGATCAAACGCAGTCTACAAGGTAGAGCTTGCAGGTGGCAACCTTGATGGTGTGCCTGCTGAGAGATTGCTGATTGGTGAGAAGTTCAGTGTTGAGTCTGCTTTCGTTGAGGCTGAGCTATCAAGAAAGGTTGGTGATGTGAGATTCACTTCTCCAGTCTCAATGAGAAATGAGTGGTCAACAGTCAGAATCAGCCACAAGGAACCAGGTTCATCAATGATCAAGAAAAAGATCGGCCTTGTTGTTCCATTTGTCAAGGTTGATGACAATGGCATGCAACAGAAGATGAATGTGGACACTTGGACAACTTATGTTGACTATGTTGTTGAAAAGCAGTTCAAGGACTACAAGAATTATGCTTACGCATTTGGCAGAAGCAACCGTAACAAGAATGGTGAATATCTGAACATCGGTAAGTCTGGTATTGCCATCAAGACTGGTGCAGGTCTGTTTGAACAGATGGAGGTTTCAAATACGATGTACTACAATAAGTTCAGCCTGAAGCTGCTTGAGGATGCTTTGTATGAAATCTCTGCAGCCAAACTGGATTTCGGTGAAAGAACATTCATCGTTAAAACAGGTGAGCGTGGTGCAGCACAGTTCAACAAGGCTGTATTGCAGACTGTGTCTGGTTGGACTCAGTTTTATATTGATAACAACTCAACCCACGTTGTTGAGAAAACGCAGACAGAGCTTCACTCAAATGGTTTGAGCGCAGGCTTCCAGTTTGTAGAATACAAGGCACCTAACAATGTGAGAATCAAGGTTGAGGTGGATCCATTCTATGATGACCTGTACAGAAACAAGATCATGCATCCGGATGGTGGTCCAGCTTTCTCTTACAGATATGACATCATGGATATTGGTACCATGGATCAGCCAAACATCTTCAAGTGCGCCATCAAGAACCAGCCAGAGCTGCGTGGTTACAAATGGGGCATGGCAAATCCTTTCACTGATGCCACATTCAATGTGAGCATGGGACAGGATGAGGATTCTGCTGAGATCCACAAGATGGCCAAACTTGGCATCTGTGTGCTTGATCCTACGAGAACCATGTCTTTGATTCCTGCTGTATTGCAAGGTTAAAAAAAAACAGCTAATTTTGAGGGGTGGATATTTTATATCCATCCCTTTTTGTTTAATAAAAAAAATACAGATAATGAAAAGCAAAACAAAAGAAGAAACGTTGGATGTCCAGGAAGAAGGCTGGAGTATTGATGCTGAACATGAGAAAGAGACTCTTGTCGAGAAACCCATTGTCAGTCAGAAAATGAGCCAGAGCACGAATGATGCTCCTGGCAAGTACAGAAGCATGAATGACAGTACACTCATCAACTGCCTAAGAAATGAGAGGATCATTGTGAGATCAATTCCAAAACATTCGATAGTGTCTGATCCAAAGCATATCCTGTTTGGCAAGATGTCACCTGACGCAAAGAAGATGTTTGTTGTCCCTACGACAGCAAACGGGAATTATGAGCAGGTTCTTACTGCAAGTGAGCAGGCGTATCTTGAGGATATCATGGGACTTGAGAAAGGATCAATGTCAATCTTCAGAAAGGAAAACAACTTCTGGGATGACACCACTGAGTTCGGTGTGTCGAAAGTCACTCTCACCAAGGGAGACAACTATCTTGATCTGTCAAATCCGGAGGACTTCATCAAGTACAAGATTCTTCTGACAAACAAGAACTTCATTTGTCCATCCCATGATGAGCTTAAAAGAAAGCCCAAGGAGAGCTATCTGTTTGAGATAGTAAGACAGGATGAGGAGAACAATGATGCCGCAAGCAACATGAATGTGACCACCCAGTGCTATCTTGAATATGGCAAGATCTCAGAGAACTTTGATCTGCTGAGAGAGATTGTTGACGAGCTTAACAACAGACCTACATCAGCCAATGTCAAGCTGTCATGGATCCAGGGTGAGATCAATAATCTTATCCAGTCAAATCCACAGAAGTTCATGAACGTGATCAAGGATCCTTTGCTTGGCACAAAGGTGCTTATCAAGAAATGCAATGAGGCAGGCCTGATAAGCAAGAGAGGTGATTTCTATTATCTGAAGAGCGATGGTTCTCCATTATGTGATGATGGCCAGGATCCAACACTTCCTGTCGCAGCCAGATATCTCAATATGCCGAGACACCAGGAACTCATGTTCAATCTGGAATCAAAACTAAAATAAATGAATATTCCTGAATTTTCAACGCAGTTCGATATTCTGTACAACAATATCATGAGCAACAATGCTCCTGGTCTTGATGAGTATGAGAAGTCTGTCTGTCTTACGAAAGCTCAGATGGAACTGGTTAAAAACTATTTCAATCCACTGGGCAACAAGTACAAGACTGGATTTGAGCAGTCCATAAAGAGACTTACTGATTTCTCCACTCTCATCCTTGCTGTCAATCTGAACCCTGCCAGTGTTTCTCAGTCATACAAAGACTATTCAAAATTCGATGACAGAAGCATCGTGTATGCTTATCCAAAGGATTTTCTTTTCGCCATCAATGACACAGCGACAGAGACAGAGAAGGATGGCACAGTAAGAAAGATCACCATTGCGCCAATAGACTTTGGCACATATACAAGACTGATGAACAAGCCATACAAGCAGCCTCATAAGGATCAGGCATGGAAGCTGTTTGTCAATCCTGTGGACATGGACAATTATGATCTTGATGAAGTGCCGACTGTCTACTTTGAGGTGATAACGCATGAGGGAAGCACGCTTGGCAACTACAAGCTGAGATATGTGCGGAAGCCAAGGCCCATCATACTTGAGGATCTGTCGTTGACAGGAACATCAATAAATGGGGAGACGGCACCAAGGACATCTGAACTCAATCCTGAGATGCATGATGAGATCCTGCAGAGAGCTGTCGAGATTGCCAAAGGTCTTTATCCAGATGATATCAACACAGCTGTAACTCTTGGAGGGAGGTCAGAATGAAAGCGGAAGAAATGTCAAACGAGTTTGATGCACTGTGGAACACATTTGTCACAGAGGATCCAAACAACACAGCACTGCAGGGTGTGGTGTTCGATGAGTATGAGAAGTCACTGTTCCTTACCAAGGCACAGGAGGAGCTGGTCAGAATGTTGTACACTGGAAGAGCTATGCCAATAGGCCCATTTGAGAAAACAGAGGAGACAAGAAGGGCATTGTCAAAGCTGGTAAAGACGGTTGTCATAACAGACGGGAGTCAGAAGCCTGATAAAGATGGAGTTATAGCCTTGTCAGATACCTCGATCTTTTATACCTTGCCATCGGATTTGATGTATATCACATATGAGTCAGTGACTCTCAATGGGCCAGACTGCTATGCAGGTGACAGACTTGAGGTGATACCATGCACACAGGATGAGTATCACAGGATAAGCAAGAATCCGTTTAGGGGGCCAAACAAGAGAAGGGTTCTCAGACTTGACACAACATGGGGACAGGCAGAGCTGATATGCTCATTCGGTGCAATGTACATAAAATCATATCTTGTGAGATATGTACGGAAACCGAAACCCATCATACTTGCTGATCTGCCCACATCATCAGGATACAATGTATCCATAGACGGAGAGACAGCAAAGACATCCTATGGTGACAGCAAGTCATGCTGTGAGCTTGAGGAGTCGGTGCAGAGAATGATTCTTGACAATGCTGTCCAGATGGCAGTAAAGAGCAAGCTGGCACTGAGAGGCCAGCAACAGAAACAACAGAAGTCCCAGGATGAGGATCAGGGACAGTAATATATTTAAGTTTAATTTAATTTTTTGATTATGGCTATTTTTGGAGCGAATCAAGTAGGCCAGTTCTATCTGGCAAAAAAACAGGTTACCGCAGTTGCTGATCTGACTGCAAAGACAGCGGCACCTGGAGACACCATGCTGAAACAGGGAAAGGTTGACAAGAGTTTTTATCTCACCCAAGTGGGCATGGGAGGTATAGTAAGATCTGATTTGGTAGGCATCAAGGAAGTTGAGTCTGTCAAAGGCACATCCGCCAAGAAACTGCAGCTTCCACTTAGACGTCAGAAGATCATCCTTGATCCTACTGTCAACGGTGGTCTGCCAATCTCTGGCCAGGATTACCTGCTGAGACTGATCATCAAGAACTACATCGGTTTCTCTGATGAGGACTGGTACATCAAGGAAGGCTGTGTCCATGCTGTTGCAGCAATGACGGCATCAGCCTTCTATGTTCAGATGGCATTGTCTTTGGCTATCAACTTCCAGAAGGAGGCAGCAAAGATCTTCTCTTTCTACCTTACTGACGGAACCACAGAGACAGAGGTTCTGCCCAAGACAAAAGCGGCAGATCTTACTGGCACATACACAGGCATCGTGATTGAGGAATATCCACAGGAATGGATCCTTGGCATGAAGGCTGTTGATATTGTCAAGTTCGAGTGCCAGACTCCTGAGGTTACACTGAATGGTGACACATTCCTTTGGGGTGTTGTTACCAATGAGACTCCTAAGGTTGTCATTGGCAATGGCGAAAGAACAGCTGATATGGAATACTACTTCATGGGTGAGAGAGGTGACAGATACCGCAAGATGGGTTATCCTTACATCATCAACCAGAAATACATGGTTGATCCTACACTGGAGTATGACTTCATCAATATCCATTATGCCTTCACTGGAGACAACTCGGATAATGGGAAGTCAGAGAAGGACATGATCATAGCTGTGCCTGCCACAGTGACCACCACTAATGGCACAAAGACTTATGACCATGCTTTGGCCAACAAGTTCATCACATCGTTGAATGGCTTTGGTCTGAATGCTGAGGCTATCGCAGACTGATATTGATATATTACCAACTAAAAGGAGTGGTTTGCAAAAGCCTCTCCTTTTTTTATAAACAAGCATATGATACATTTTGAAACATTGAATGTCGGAGATGATGGCCTGACACTTAATCTGAAGGTATCTCTTGATACCAATTCCATCTATACGGACATAGTCATCTCCGGCATAAGGATATATCCGGAGACCAATTTTGTATCCACTGACTCTCCTGGCACAGCCATCTATGAGAAGCTGTATGACGCATCAACAGCGTCAAACACTGTGGAGATGGCAATACTTCCCACAGATCTTACTGATCCACTCATAGTGGATTTCAAGAGCAATCTGTTCTTTGTGCTGATAGAGTGCAAGCTAAAGACAGTTGATGCAGAGGGAAACACCGTACTGAAGTCACTGGAGTTCTCTGATCTCAAATGTCCTGACAAAGGATATCCTTCCGGTGTTGGTGTGACCTGCTGGAAATATCCTGTTTATCAGGCATCAATGAACTTCGTTAGGGAAGTGGAGAATAATTGTTGTGACATACCAAAGTCTTTTTTGGACTTTATCCTCAGGATAAATGCGTTTAGATTTGCAGTCAGAACAAAGAACTATGTTCTTGCCATCAAGTACTGGAAGAAGTTTCTATTAAGCTCCTCACTGAGAAAGGACACAACAAAGAGAGGCTGCGGATGCAGGGATGTCACAACAGACAACACTGATGATCCAGGACTTGAGACGGGGGATCTGGTTGTAAAAGGATGCGGATGCAATGGAAATTGATGATGTTACACATGAGGCACTGAGAAGATATTTCAATGTGCTGTCGAAGTTCGGATACAAGAAGTATCCGGATGTGATGAAACTGGTTGCTCTGATCTACATAGCTGACTTTATTAAAGAGTTCTCATCCATGATCACTGTGCAGGATTCCAGGGATCTGCAAAGGATGCTCTACTGTCTGTATGGCGCTACCTGTCTGATTCCATATAAGGATAACCAGACCAGTGCAGCGGTGGGCTGTGTTCATTAGGCTCTTTTTCATTCTGTATAGTTTTTTTTTGACTCTTGTAGATGTACCCACTAAAGGGTATATTTGCAAGAGTTTATTATTTATGTCCTATGAATACATACAAGGAAGTCGTTTACATGATACTTGATGAGCTGAAGCTCTTTTCTGATGATGCTGTCTACACGGAGGACCATATAGTCTATATGGCCAGCAAGTGCAGATCGTATATCCTGAAGCAGCAGTATTCAAGTGTGAAGAGGGCAATACCAGAGTCAGACTATCAGGAACTCTGCATAGATCTGGAGGAGGTTCCTGCCATTGACGGAGAGCCGTGTGAGGGAGGATATTATCTAAGAAGCACAAAGCCTATCCCGTACATAATGCCGATAGGCAACCCTTCTGTCTATCCACTGGACTTCTATCAGGGTGACATTGCGTTCATTCCAAGAGAGAGAATGAAGTATGTGGGACACAACAAGTATCTGAAGAATATCATCTATTGCTCGATAGCTCCCAATGGCTATCTGTATTTCAAGTCAGCCAATCCCCAGTTTCTTTATCTTGAGAAGGTGAGGGTTAATGCCATCTTTGAGGATCCAGACAAGGCATCAGAGCTTCAGTGCAACACAACAGCCTGTGAGGATATCCTGGACAAGGAGTTTCCTTTGGAGGATTCATTCATACCAATGCTCATACAGATGTGTGTGAAAGAGATCGCAGGTGTTGAATATCATCCTACTGACGAGATCAATGATGCTGCGGATACCAATCCAAAAGCCGCAGCTGCAATGCAGCAGGCATCACAACCACAGCAGGCAAATGGGTAAGACAGGATCACATAAGAGATATGCCATGAATAACAGATCCACAAGAGACCTGTATTATAAGGCAAGGGAACTCAGTCCGAAACCAATGGAGGGAATTGATGATGACAAGTTCTTCAGGGTGGTGTCAGGAATGAACAGACTGATTGCAGAGGAAATAGAAAATGGGCAAACCGTTGATTTTCCTTGCGCAATGGGAAAGGTGTTCATCAAGAAATTTGACATGAAACCATGGATTGGTGATGATGGTAAATTGTTGGTTCCCAGTTATATAGACTGGAAAGCAACACTGAAAAGCTGGAAAGAGGATCCTGAATTGCAGAAAGAGAGAATCACTATAAAATATCCGATTCATCCATTTTATAGGATTGTATATGACAAGACATATTCAAAGCATACCAACAAGATGTACTTCGGATTTGTGTTTGCCAGGAGTGTGAGACAGGCTTTCTCTAAAAACATACAGGATGGAATGAATTGTGGTTTTACTAAAAAATACTGATTATGGCGCAACAATATACAAATATAAGACTTGTCCTTGACAAGGTTATGAGGCATCCGTTGATGAGGGATCTCACTCTTGAGACTGCCGTTGACTACTGTGTGGACTTCATGAGACTGGTTGGAGTTCCTGAGATGTTCGAGGAGAAGGATGCGGTGATAAAGATTGACGACTACAGAGGAAAGCTTCCATGTGATTACTATGATGTCATCCAGGTAAGAAGCTGCAAGAGCACAGGAGTGCAGAACAAGATAGCATACAGATATGCCACAGACTCCTTCCATCTTAGCAAGAGCCATGATGGTGATACAGACAGGACATACAAGATTCAGAACAATATGATATTCACATCAAGAAAGGATGAGGATGTCGAGATGGCATACAGGGCCATAGCAGTTGATGAGGAAGGATATCCAAAGATAATAGACAACGCAGACTTCATAAGAGCGTTGCAGATGTATATCAAGAAGGAATGGTTCACCACACTCAATGATCTTGGCAGACTGAGCCAGCAGGCTTACCAGCAGTGTCTGCAGGATTATGCGTGGGCTGTAGGATGCTGTGAGAGTGAGTTCCAGAGAATGACAATAGACAAGGCAGAGAGTTTCTTTGCCTCATTCAGGACATTGCTCATGAGACCATATGAACATCAGCATGGATTCAAGAATGACGGAATACAAGAAAGATTGAAAGCAAGATGAGGAATACAGAGAATTTCAATCCAATGGGTATGGTCAAGGATCTTAACCCGTTGGCGTCAGAATATACCAATCATGTATTTGATGCGATGAACATCAGATTCAACGTGTTCAATGACAATGTGCTTGGCGGATTCCAGAATGAGAAGGGGACAAAGTTCGCAATGGATTATCTTGCGAAAGCTGACAACTGGGACAAATCCCTTGTACCGGTTGATGACTATGGAGACTGGATAAACGGATTGCCAATAGGCACCGCTGTCATCCAGGGACAGCTTGTCGTGTTTACCACCGGGGATGAGGATACTGTGACTGATATCAATCCTGATGGGGATACTGATGTTCCTATCAATCCCAATGATGACCATTCTGACATGACATACAGTTCTGAATCTGCTGACAGGATATACAAGTTCTGGATGGAGGATGGCAATCTGCATGGGAAGCTGCTGTACAAAGGAGAACTTGGATTTGATCCATACCATCCAATAGAATGTGTGACATATTATGAGAATGAGGCCATACAGAAAGTCTACTGGACTGATGGACTCAACCAGCCACGAATGATAAATATCCAATCTGAAGTCAGCTTTGAGACTGATGGCAGTTTCTCATTTGATTTCTTCAAAGAGATAAATCTGGATGCTGTTGTTGACATCTCATGGGTGAATGAGAGTGGTCTGTTTACAGCAGGAACAATACAGTATGCTTTGACATACGTTTCATTTTATGGATCAGAAAGCAATATATTTTATTCATCTCCATTGTATTACTGTACAGAACTTGACAGAGGTGGAAGCCCTGATCCTGAAACATGTATAGGAGCTTTCAGGATAACAATGAAGAATCTGGATTCTCATTTTAGAAATGTCAGAATATACAGTATCTATAGAAGCTCTGTAAATTCCACTCCGGTTGTGAAGATTGTTTCTGAACCTACAATCATAGGCGGAGAGATAACATATACAGATACAAACACAAATGGCACTATCGAGGATGCAACAAGATTGCTGTATGTAGGAGGAACAGAATTGGTGTTTGGCACAATGAGTGACAAGTCTAATGTACTGTTTGCAGGAGATCTTACCATAAAGAGACCTGTTATCAATTCAACCATCAAAGAGAAGATTCAGAAACTGTCAGGAAACCTCACTCATGAATATGAGAAAAGACCATTGGCAGAAGATATGACTTCTGTTTATCCATACTATTTTCAGCTTCATGATAATTCAAATGAAGTCAAAGGATTCATGAAAGGAGAATGGTATAGACTTGGTTTGCAATTCCAGTACAAGGATGGATCATGGTCTGAGGTGGTATATTACAGAGATTTG